CGTTGGCCGTAGACTCATAGACTATCATGGTGTAGGGCTTCAGGAGAATACCAGAGCAGGCAGAGCGCACAATGTCTTCGGGCGACTTGCCGTCCGTCTTCTTCCACAGTCCCACCTCAGAACAGTGTACCAGGTTATAGTCGCCACCACGCGCAGAGTCAGGTTTTTCAGCCGTACCTATCTTTATCTTGCAGTTGCGCTGAGGCACGCGGCTGATGTTGGCACTGACCCCCGCCAGCTTTGTCTCGTTATCGTCGTAGTCATCGCCAAGGTTGTACAGCAGAGATACCGGATATTCCTCCAACATCTTCTTGAACATATCCTTGATTTCCGTCGACGTGTCTTTGACATGCGCCACGATGAGGCTGTTAAGACCCACCTTGTGAACCAGCTGGAGCCATGCCATATACATCTGCGTACAGGTTGAGCCACCCCATTGTCGCGCTTTCAGCAGTACCAGACGGATGGGTTTGCCCTTCAGCCGTTTGCGCTCAAAGCGTTCTATCAGCTTTCTTTGCGGACGGTTCAGACGGAAATGCACGTCAGCACCACCACCTTTGCGCTTGATGAGTACGTAGAGCGCCGCCCAGAAAGGGAAGTCGTGCTTGATACGTATGCGTATGAACTGCTGGATGATCTTTTCCTTTTCTTCGTCGGTGTAGGACCCAACGGCAGAACCGTTGGGCACAGTGTCGGCGGTGATTTCCTTGTAAAAGGCCTCGATGCTACCTGCATCGACCAGCTGACGGACCAACGGCACCGTCATCATGCGACGCGGTATGTACTGGACTGGGAAAGGGAAGTCGGATATTTCTATCTTGACACGTTCGCCAATGGAGCCTTCACCCGTGATGGGATTGAACTTGGCACGGATGGCATCGTTACGCTTGGCATTCTCCTTAAGAATGTTGAGGATGATTAGAGGAACGACGTACTTTTCCGCTGGAGAAGCAGCGGACACGGTGGCTTTTACTTTCTTTGCCATGGTGCAGGAGCATTAAGGAAGCCGACCATCAGCCCGACGACGTAGCAGTAGATGTGGAGAAGGTTATTGGGTGATGCTGTGGGTAAACCACAGTGAGCGAGCAAGCTAGGAAGACAGAAGCCCATAGCGATAATGCCGGCTATCCATGAGTGGTAGTATAGCTTGCGCTTTACCCGCCACGGTATTATGCCTAGCAGGCAGAAGATAACCGATGACAGTCCGACAGTGGGAGTGGTGGCTATGCCATAGCCGCATACAGAACATGGCACGGTGACGGCGACGAGGTAGGAGAGCAGCAGGGCGCCTATACCTATATTATAATAGAAGACGATGACCAGGAGTGTCCAGCAGTTGAGGACAGCATGCAGGAGTGATGCATGGAAGAACGGATAGAGCAGGCGGGCGTAGACGGTACAGTCTGGAGCGAGTGCAACGGAAGAGAGACCCGCTGGAAAAGCAGCAGGCACGACGGCATGGATCATCAGGATGACAGCCGTCAGAACAAGTGCTGTAGTCTTTTCTTTCTCTCTTCGAAACATTTCTTCTTTGCCCTTCCTATTATTATTTCCGCATAGCCTGGAACAATGTAAAACTTGGGTGCAGGCTGGTACACCACCTTCATAGCCACCTCAAATACCGAGAGTGACTTATCCTGTTCCATCAGTATCATGGCACGACGGTATATCTCCTGAAACATTTCCCGCTTGTTGGGGTGCATCCGTTCCAGTGAGTGACCTTTGTGCATTTTAGAGATGACGACAGCCGCCCTTTCCTCCGTAACCCAGAAGCGCGATGCAGGTTCATTTACCACTTTCTCATAGATGGCGGCAGGCACAATGAAGTCAGACTCACTGACTACTCGGCGGTAAGTCTTCAAGAGTTCACGGTTTCGCTCTTCTTCAAATTCTAACTTGCAGCCTTGGTGCTTCATCTGTTTTTTTAGGACGTTATGTGTGGTAAGTGACTGATGCAAAGTTAGTAAGAATATTTGTTTTGTCGGTTAAAAGATAACAGTGAGAATATTCCGGAAGTGCTTATATTTGTACCGTATAATTTTTGATAATCATGGCAAATACTGAAAATCAGCAAGTTAAGACAAAGCGCCAGACGATGACTGAGCGCCTACAAAGCCGTTATCCTGATATGAATATCGAGGATGACGAGGCCGTTTTTGGGGCAATTTCCGACGATTACGACAATTACGACAAGGATATTGCGGGCTATCAGGAGCGCGAGAAAGCCTTTTCTGATATGTTTACTTCCGACCCACGAAGTGCCAGTTTCATACAGAGTTGGCGCAATGGTGACGACCCCGTACTGGTTCTTGTCCGTCAGTTTGGCACCGACATCAAGGATGCCATTGACGACCCGGAGCGCCAGGAAGCCATTGCCGAAGCCAACAAGGAGTTTCTCGGACGTGTTGCCAAGGAGAAGGAGCTGGAAGAGCAGTACCAGCAGAACCTTGGTGCATCGCTGAAGAGCATCGAAGAGCTTCAGGCAAAGAACAACCTTACTGACGAACAGGTCGATGAGGCTATGTCCCTTATTGTTCAGATTGCCAACGATGCTATACTGGGTAAGTTTACGCCTGAGACTATTGACATGGCTATGAAGGCCATCAATCACGACCAGGACGTAGCCGCTGCAGCGCATGAGGCTGAGGTAAGAGGCAAGAATACCAGAGCCGAAGAGCGGCTTCGCAAGCCCAACGGTGACGGTATGCCGGCATTGAATGGCAAGAATGGTGCAGGTGGTGCTGCCAAACCTCGCCGCAGCCTGGGAGCGCTGGATAACTTTGGCGATAATAATAAGACGATCTGGGAGCGAGGCAACGAGAAGCGTACACCGAGATAACCCCGACGCTGACGCGATGGGTACACTGAAAGAGATAACAAGTGTTTTTAATAACTAAATTTCAAAATCAAAAAATTAGCAACAATGAAAAAGACCAAGAAAGCTTTAGGATGGGTAATGAGTCTTATTCTCATGCTCATGACGTTGGTAACCGGTGCTCATGCCGGTGTGATGTTGGCCGATGCTTCCAACTTGCCTGATGCCGGTAAGACGACAGGCGGTGACGGCGGTAACGGTGGTAATCCTGCAGGTATTGCTACAGAGACGGCAGGCCGTCATGATGGCGATCCTGAGTTTTATACCAAGGATATAGACCAACGTATTGTGAAGATTCGCCCGATGGCCACTCCTATTGACCAGATTTCGCGCTATGCCAAGGCCCAGAAGAGTGACTCATTTGAGGTTAAGTACTACAGTGTAGGCACACGTCCTATCAAGTGTACGACTACAGAGGCCGTAACGGCCCAGGTATCTGGCACTAGTATCTCTCTGCCTGTTGACGATGCCAACATGTTTACGCTCGATGATACTATCCGTGTCGTAGGCGTTAAGGCTAAGTTTGACTATCAGGGTGTAGCTTACGACGCTGATGATGAGAACACACCTGATTTGGTGCTGTGCGTGTGCGGACGTAACTCTGAGACCTCTCTGCCAACTGTCTATGCTGTCAATGGTAATAAGGACAACAGCGGTTCTACCATCTGGGTTCCTGCCATCCCTGCAGGTACTACACTGGTTCGCATGGGTAAGGCTTGCGGTGAGCTTGACGTACAGACAGGCCGCTTCAACAATATTCCTATGCCAGAGATTCAGTACTGTCAGAACTTCATGATTCAGATTGAACAGTCGAAATTCGACGAGATTGCCGCCAAGGAGGTAGACTGGACGTTTAGCGACCTTGAAGAGGATGGCATCTACGACATGCGACTGGCTCAGGAGAATACCTACTTGTGGGGTGACAAACATGTTATCTACCACACCACAAAGGACGGCATGGCCACATGGTTTACCGGTGGTATCTGGTACATGGCCGGCAAGGATATTGAGGTCGGTGAGTGGGATGCCGAGAAGCAGTGTGCCGTCATCAGCGACGACAACCTTGTCGACATCACTAAGGACCTGTTTGTCGGTACTGGCATCGGTAACAAGCGTAAGCTGCTGTTCTGCGGTTCCGACTTGCTGTCTGCATTCTCCAAGATCAAGAGTGACAAGTTCCGTCTGAAGGATACCGTAGAGGTATGGAACCTGAAGTTCAAGAGCTGGGATACTGACTTTGGCGAGGTGCTGACCATCCACCATGAGCTGTTTGACATGAACGGCATGAGTGATTGCGGCTTTGCCATGGATCCCGAATACCTGACTAAGAGGACTCACGTCAGCTGGGGCCGAAATATCCTTGACCTGAAGAAGGCCGGTGTACGTAATACCAATGCCGTCGTTCTGCAGGAGGTTAGCTGTCTGTATCTGCGCTATGCCAAGGCCCATGCCCGCATGCGTCTGGCCAAGAGTCCTGCCGTTACAGGTATGACTATCAGCGCTTCTACTGCATCACTGTCACTGGCAGGCACCAATACCGCACAGCTTGGTGTAACACTGACTCCTACAGGTGCTTCAGCTCCTGTCACATGGTCGTCAAGTGATACCGACGTTGCCACCGTCAGCTCAACAGGTCTTGTGACCGGTCTAACAGAGGGTAGTGCAACCATTACCGCCCGTTGCGGTGCATTCAGCGACACTTGCGCTGTCACTGTAGGTGCATAAATAATTCTTGCGGGACAACCGCAAGACACAAGCCATAAGGGGAGCGAGAGGGAAAGGCCGCTCGTTCCCCTTTCTCAATAACAGAAGAAACAAATAACCAAGAGATTATGAAGTTTGTATCAAAGACACATGTTGCCATCAATATTGTACTTGCCAGCGGTGCCAATGTCCATGTGACATTTATAGAGAAGACCGGCAAGGGCAGCGTGTATTATACCGACAATCCCGATATTGCCAATGCCTTGCGTAACCACTATAAGTTTGGCAAGCTGTTCAAAGAAGAGCAGATGCCAGCCGCAAAGCCAGCAAAGCCCGCGACTGTAGTTACGGAAAACAGACGAAGTGCGACCGATGCCGACGCAACGGGCACAGGGGCTAGTGAGGAAGCACCCAAGGCCGAGAACGTGAAGGCTTTTGCCAACAACGAGGATGCCAAGGACTATCTGGCCGAGCGTTACGGCATCAGCCGCAGTAAGATGCGTACCCGTGCCGCCATTGAAGAGGCCGCTAAGGGCGTAGGTGT